ATGTCGCAGCTATTTACGGAGCTATCCAACTACAACCTTCGCTCAAAATCCGCTGAAGACAAGCGTAGCCTGGCCGTAATTGCCGCTCTCGCTCTCATTCAAGCCAAGGTTTCAAATACCCCTGCTGACTGTAATATCGTCGCAGACGAGATGAATAAGCTCAGCGAATATGCTGACCAGATTCAAGAGGCCCTGAAGGTGAACTGAGCCAGCTGTGCCGCACTCACCTGCGGCACTTTTTCCCGATCAACGATCCGCCCATATTTGTGATTTAGTCGCGTGATGAATGGGTTGGACTAGCGAGATTCGCATTACCTGATGAAGAAAGTAGCCCCGACACAACAGCTCAATCACCTTGAAAAAAAACCTCGAATGCTCCTGAGAGCTATCGCTACTTTCGGAGCAGGCCTGATAGCCGCTGTACCGCTTTTTCATCTTGTCGGTTACGGCGCCGAAAAATTAGTTGGCATTGGAAAGATTCAATCGACCGTCGAGGTGCAAGCCAAGCTAATCGCTGAGCTACAGGTTGAGAAGAAAACCCTTTCGGAGAAATCCGATCAACTGCAGGCCAAAGCGCATGACCTAGAGCTTAAGTTGAACAGGTCCGACTCAGACCTAAATGCCGCGAACCAGCAGTTGACTCAGCTAACGAATCTGCTTGGGGAGTACAAGAATCTCAACTCTCAATTGGGCAACCGCGTAAAAGCGAATGACCCGTGCTTGGCAATACAGCGTGTAATTGCTGACATTGAAGAAAAACTGGCGGTCAATCCGCCATGGACACATGCTTTGCAGGGCGAGCGCCGGGAAGAGGCCATGATTCAACTTGAAAAGCATCAGCAATCGCTCAGATCTTGCCTTTCCCCCAGCGTAAAACCCTAACCTGATGGCTGTTAAGTCTCGGCCTGAACAACTGCGACTTGCCAGTTATTCGGTCACCACTTGGTGTGTCTGTGCGTGGGCATGGCCGTGCAGATCTGCGACGATCAAGCCCTGGGGCAGCCCGGAAGCCTTGGCAGCCTCGATCGCCTTGGCAATGGCGCTATCCAGATCAGTCAGGGCCTTGTTGATTTCCGGGCTCATCGGAAGCGCGTGGCGCAGGCGGATGACGTTGCTCATGCATGACCCTCTGCAATGAAACTCTGCACCAATCGGAAACCTCACCATAACTCCGACTCATACCGGAGTGACGGTCAAGCACGTGAGCTACCCCACCCTGATTGAATCCATTACAGTAATGGCGACTCGAACAACTGCAATCACGGAAGAAACGCCTTTGAAACTTCGTCTTTCAGTCCTGCTTTTCAGCATAGCTCTGTGTGCTGAGGTACAGGCTGCGCCATCCCCCGAAACCGAAGCTGTCTTTGAACACGCAATGCTGTTAGCTGATGACATACAGCAACGAGCTGATCAGCTGGTTGAAAACGAACAGCAGGGTAAAACTGACAAGCTCACACTGAGCCAATCAATACAGGAGGCAACGAAAGGACTTGAGACCTATGAGGATGAACTGCGTAAAGCTAGCGCCGGGGGGCACGGTGTAGCTACTTTCATGTTGGCGAATATGCAAGAGAGTCGCGCGGCAACCTTTTTAAATGGCCATAAGGCTATGCATGTAGAAGCCTGCGCGCTTTACCAGAGCGCTGCGGATCAAGGCCTGGTTGCCGGAGCGATAATGCTGTTGCGCGACTGTGACGAGGCGTTCCTGCGATTCAAGTTCGATGACCCCGAATTTCTTCGCAAGTATAGCCAGCTAGCCAATGCCCTAGAGCGACCAGATCTGTACTCTGACCACTATCCATTGCCGGCGATACGCTCGTACTGCTTCAAAGATTCACTGAAAACGGAAGCCAACCGTCAACTACCCTTGACCACTATGAGGGACTTCTTCGAACCTGTTTCTCTGAGCCTGGAAAAGTTTCGCGCCGACGGGTATTACCTGTTGGCTCTTAAGGGCGATTTTGCGAACCCGAAAGTCCAGGGCTATTTCAAGCAGTCGCAGACGATAGCACCTGACTGCCTAGACCCTTCCAATCTCAAGTCACTTTTCGAAAATATAGAGAGAAAAAGCCACTGACTTCAGCCATCGTTCAACACGATTTGGCGCATTCGAAAACGTGGCGCGAATTACTTGTCCCTGCGCTCTATTCCACCTGGCGGGTTGTCACAGTTCAAGCAGTGCTCGCAGTTCAGCGTCCGGCACAGCCAGACCGTCACCCGCTGCCAGTACGTGACCATGAAGATGTGGCGGGCACCGGCCAGGGCCAGGGCGACGTGCAGCGTCAGGCCAGCACTGGTCGGACCGAAGAAGATGTTCTGGCTGCGCGCCATTACGACGAAGCCGCTGATGGCGATCGTCGAGTAGATCAGCTTCCCGAGGATGCCGTCCCTCACCTTCCCGCTCAGTACGCACCAGGCAGCCCACAGCGCGATAAGGCCGCAGGCGATGGAGTTGATCAGTTCAAGATTCATGGTGGATTGCCTCCCCCGAACCGCTGGCGAATGACCGCCCAGAGGTCAGCGGCTTTGATGGCTCGGTTGATTGCTGCCAGGAGAGAACCGCCGAACGTGCCCAGGAGAAAGCCAATCCCGGCGACGATCTTTGGCTCGGTGACATTCAGGTAGGCGCTGACCATGCTCGTCAGATACAGCGAGCAGGCCACACCCGTAACCAAGAACACCATTCAGGCGCGCCAGTCGGACAAGTCGTCTTTGTGCCACCAGCTCGCAACAACGGCCCCAATCAGGCCCGCAATCAAGAATTCGAACCTGTCGATCTTGTCGAGCAGGCGCTGGAGATACTCCATGCGCTCGACTCCGTCTGGCACGTTGGTGGTGAGACATTGTTCGAGCACAAACTGTGGAATGAGTCAGTCGTGGCCCAGGTGAAAGCTGGCGATCTGGCTCCGCACTACTATTGGCAGCTTGAGCAGCAACTGCTGGTGAGCGGCGCTGAGCGGGTCATCTTTGTTTGCCCGGACGGAACGCCGGAGAACTTCGTGCACATGGAGTACCGGCCGGTGGCCGGGCGCGCAGCCCAGTTGATCGAGGGCTGGAAACAGTTCGAGGCAGACCTGGCCAACTTCGAGCTGGCCGACGCGCCTTCAATCGTCGTCGGCAAGGCACCTGACGAGCTGCCAGCCCTGCGCATCGAGCTGACCGGCATGGTTACCGCCAGCAACCTGAAGGTGTTTGAAGATTCGGCGCTGGCCGTCATCGACTCGGTGAAAACCACGCTCTCCACCGACCAAGACTTCGCCGACGCCAAGAAGGCGGTCAAATGGTGCGGAGATGTTGAAGAGGCCGTGTCGGTCGCCAAGAAACAGGCCCTGTCGCAGACCCAAAGCATCGACGAGCTGTTTTCGTCGCTGGATCGCATCAGTGCCCATGCTCGCGAGACTCGCCTGAAAGTCGACAAGCTGGTGAAGGCCCAGGAACTGCTGGTAACGACCACCATCAAGCAAAAGGCAGAGCTAGCGCTTGCGGAACACATCGCCGGGATCAACAGGACCTTGGGCCAGGTGGCGCTGCCTAATGTGCACGTCGACTTCGCCGGCGCCATGAAGAACAAGCGCACCATCGCCAGCCTTCAGGACGCAGTTGATACCGAACTGGCCCGGGCAAAGATCGACGCGAGTCAGGCGGCGGATAGCATTCGCTTGAACCTGACCAGTCTGGCGGAGCTCGCTGTTGATCACGCCTTCCTGTTTAGCGATGTGCAGCAGCTGGTAACCAAAGCCAACGATGACCTGGTGACGCTGATCAAATTCCGCATCTCCGAACACCAGAAGGCGGAGCAGGAAAAGGCCGACGCGAAGCGCATCGCCGAAGAGCAGGAAGCCCGGCGACTGGCAGCCATCAAGCCAGAGCCAGTCGCGGAGAAAGTGGCGGCGCCCGAGCCAGTCCGCGCCGCGCCTGTTCAGGCAGCGGCACCCGTCGCCCAGGCTACAAAGCCAGTAACGAGCCACGTGGTCGATCAGGTAGCGCTGCAGGCCAGCGTGACGGACTTCGAGGCACTGGTGAAGGCCGTAGCATATGGTCAGGCGCCGATTACGCTGCTTCTGGTCAACTGGGATGTGCTCGACGCAATGGTCGCAGCGCAGGGGTCAACCTTCAGCATGGCCGGGGTGACACTCGGCAAGGCGGCAGCATGATCAGCAACCACCATAACGAAGTAGAGCGCCTGCGCCCTGCACATGAAGAACTTGCCGCCCAGGTCGCTGAGTTTGTGGCGGCTGGCGGCAAGATCGAAGTGGCCGAGCCGATCGGCTACAAGCCCAAACCCATCACCTACAGCAACCAGATGCCGCCGGCGCCGAAGCCATTCGTTCGGCGGCGTGTTGAGGCGGCTCCCCTGCCCCTCGACAAAACCGACATCCGATCACAGGACCGGCTCAAGATGGCTGAGCAGATACGCCAGTTGGGCCTAACCCTCACCCAGACCGAGGTGGCGGCCGAACTTGGTATAAGTCGACGGCTTATCTACAACTACGCCGCCCGGTACGACATCACGTTCAAAGCCCCAACCCGGGGAGGCGCGCGGAACCTGGTGCGCAAGGAAGTTGACGAAGCGCGCGACGCCAAGCTCGCCGAACGCATCCGTGCCTTCGTTGAGTTGGGCATCACTCGGCGCCAGTGCTGCGGGAAGCTGGCGATTGGCAACAAGGCCTTTGAGCGGATCATAGCCGCCCACGGCATCGACTATCCCAAAGCGCGGCGTGGCAGCACCTCATACGCCGCATAACCCGCACCCAGCAACGCAGCTTTGGAGGATCACAACGACAAATCATCTCTTAAAACGCTTCACCCGAAACGACAACCAACCAAACTTGAAAGGAATCAACATGAAAAAGATCATCATGGCACTCGCATGCCTAGCATCCGTCGCCGCAAATGCAGAGACATATTCAACATATCCGGAATCCCCTGGCACAGCTGTCGGTTTCGTAACGTCTGTTGTGGAGTACAACCCCGGCAGCGGCGGATATGGCGACGGGGCGATTCAAAGTAACGCCCTTGGTGCTCCCAACGGAAACTATCTGTCCCTCGGCAAGCTGGGAAATGCTGTCTTCAAAGTCGGCCCGAATCCACTCAAAGCTGATGGAACTCCAGCGATCGATATTTACGTCTATGAGGCGGGTTGGTGGGACTCATTCGACGTCTACATTTCAGCCAACGGTGTTTCCTACACAAAGCTCGTACCGACTACTACTGCAAAAGCATCGGGCGGTTCCGGCTCATGGGTGGGCTTTAACATTGACGGTCAAGTCGACACCGCGCTCTCCTACCCTTATGTGAAGGTGGTCGATACCAGCAGCAACCCCAGCACCATTCCCGGTACAGACGGCGCCGATATCGACGGCATTATGATTACGCACGCAGCCGCTCCGACAGGAGACTATGTGATGTATGACACTGATATGTATCAAGGTAAAACCTACAACCTGTACCAGGACAAAGACTCCGGGGCTGTGGGAGTGAAGGTAATTACTGCGACCGGCGCAGTTTCATATGTGCCGTTCTCAAGCGACAACTCTCTCCTCCCGATCGCGGTATCCGTGCAATCGGACGTCAATGGCGACTCGATCAACGACATAGATGTTTTGGTGACTCGTAAATCCGATAACGCGCAGCTCAACATTTACCGAGACTTCAGCGGCGCGCTCATCAAAACGATAGACAACTCCGCCATCAAGTAGCACTGCGCAGCGTCGTCCGGACCCAGATATTGGGCGAGGACGACAACCGAATCAGCTGCAACCCATCAATACCGAACCCAATAAGAGGTATGCCATGGCCAAGACTGTTCAGGAAAGATCGGCCAAGGCTGCGCAGAAGCGCCTGGCGGTCGCCGAGAAGGAATTGCGACCAAGGTCAGGCCAGGCATCGAGCAGGCCATGGAGCGTATCCGGCTGCGCGGTCAGGTGCCAATCATCAGCGAGGTCTTGCAGATCGCCATCATGAAAATGGACTTGATGGGCGACGACGAGTTGATCGAATTTTTGAGTTATCCGCGCCACGAATCATTTTTAGCGAAAAGGTGGCGCGAGACTTTCACAATCAAAGCTTGGGCGAATTAAGGCGCGATCCAGGCGATGAAGTGGTGCCTCCCGAGTCAGTTTGAATGACGATTAGGAAACCCATCAGAGATCAAACGCTGCCCCATGAGAACGGCGCAAGCAGGGTGAAAGAAAATACCTTTCAGCGTGTTTGAGTCTGAGTGTCCGTCGTAACGTACAACGCCTTTGTCGATTCGGCCGCCGCACTCAAAACAAAGATTTATGTCCGTGAAATAGGCGACAAGTTGGTCTGCCTCTTTCGTGCTCTTGAAATAGCTCATGCGATCTCCTTGATCCGGCTCCATGCCGGTCACCCGTAATACCCCAACCTAAACCAAATTGCCACCAGGCGCGGCAGCCTGACAATCACTTGGGCGAGACGTGCTGATCCACGCGCTCCCCGGTGCTTGTGTCGACAATGATTATGTCCCACCAAGTGTTTGCAGGAGGGTTGGTGAGCTTGTACGTGCGACCAGCAACAAAATCAACATCCCGAATCTTCCGCTCCAAAGAAGGAGTGGTGCCGATCCACTTCCTCAGTTCCAGTCGATGTCTGCCGGGAGCTAGTCGATATTCCGTTTGGGTGCCGAGCGCGAAATTGGTTTTCTGACCATCAATTGTGGCAATGAACAGTGACTTGTCGGTTAGGCCGATACGCGCAACGTCAGAATCCGGTAATCCTTCAGCTGCTTTTTCGGTGTAAGAGATACAGCCACTGGTGACAGAGATCACCAGAGCTAATCCTAATACTCGCAACACTTGCCCTTTCCACATGCCAATCTCCAGTTCCTTATGGATGAGCGCAGCATTCAACCCCAACCCAAACCAAATTGCCACCATGCCGTAACAGCCTTCTGAGATCAGTAGCTCATTTGAATACCCTGAGAAGAAATCGCTCGATTCGGTCATTTAAGGAGGGTTTTGGCGCTAGCAGCGACTGAAGCTTGTTAACCGCCTCAGTGATTTCTGCCTGGTAACCATGAACAGGACTTATGGTGAGCTCCGGCTTCTCGATCACCTCGAAAACCTGATTGAACTCATTGAGTACACCTTCGACGGCATGGCGAACGGAAGAAATATGACCGCAAACTTCTGCGTCTGCACCTGAATCAGCTTCAAAGGACCGAAGGGGAAAAAGCGCCTGGTTCAGGCTAGACATGACTACGGATTGCAAGCTTTTCGTCTGTAAGCCCTTACTCCAAGTATCCAAAGCTTGAATCACTCTGACTCTACAATTTTCGGCGATCAAGATGGCGCGGGCAGTAGCATTCTTTCGAGCTTGTCGCTCAACCTGCAATCGGTATCGGGACTCCCTTCCGGATAGCCAGATCGCAACCAAGATTGCTGCAATAGCGCCAAACGCCTGAACCCATGACGCCAGTCCTGGATGACTCTCGATCCAACGAAAAACGACTTCCCAGCTCATAACCCACTCCCCTGTAGATCCGGAACTATACCGGCGAGGATCCCTTATGAACACGTATCGACACACGTTCGCCGCGGTCTGCCCGTCCGACGGCGAAACCATTGTTTATCGACTTGAGTTGAAATCCTTGTCGATGATCCATGTCGAGCATATCCGGGCAGCCACCGCGCTGATTAAAAAAGGCTGGCATGAACAAATCGCCGATCGGCTGTCGGGATCTTTGGGCGGCGATCAAACCATAATCGCTACGCACCAGGGCGTCGAGATCGAAACAGTGAGGCTAAGCGGATGATCCATTACCACGGCACGCCTGTCGGCGGTAAGCGAGAGGATGCAGCAAAGTTCCTGGCAGGTCGGCATGCGCTGGTGCCGTTCCCACGCAAGGATGATCTCGGGATTGTCGCCGATGTGTGCAAGTCGTTCGTATTCGATAACGGTGCCTTCACGGTGTGGAAGAAAGGCGGCCAGGTGGATGTGGACGGTTACACACGCTGGGTAGAAGACTGGCACCGTCACCCTGGGTTCACTTGGGCGCTCATTCCGGATGTCATCGATGGCGACGAAGAGGCCAACGACGACCTTGTTCGGCAGTGGCCAGAGGAACTCCACGGCGTGCCTGTCTGGCATTTGCACGAATCGCTTGAGCGGTTACAGCGGCTGGCGAGGTGCTGGCGAATAGTTGCGCTGGGCAGTTCAGGGCAATGGGTTTCACCGGGCACTGGAGCATGGTGGAAGCGTATGGGCGCAGCTATGGACGCTGTCTGCGATGACCAGGGCCGACCGATGTGCAGGCTGCACGGCCTACGCATGCTCAACCCTGAAATATTTCAGCATCTACCCTTCGCATCAGCTGACAGCACCAACGCAACGGTGAATGGCGGCAGCATTAGCCGCTTCGGAATGTACGCCCCGCCCACTGCTGGCCAGCGCGCCAACGTCATAGCCGACCGGATCGAGGCGCACAACAGTGCACCAATCTGGCAGCGGGAAACACAGGTAGAAATGGCGCTTTGAGGACGCTCCGGCATCTTCTGGGGGACTGAACTCAAACTAACAGCCAACTGCCTTGTTCGCGGGTCAGCGATTTAATATATTTTCAAAACCTCAAGAGATCTATTGAATATCCTTCAAGAGTCTCTTCTCTAGTTCATTCAACATCGGGCTTATTAACTTTTCAATAAAAACCTTTGAAGACTCAATACTATCAATTCCATTAGCTGCAAATTTTGCCCAAGCTTTAATAGAGTCCTCAGACACCTCAATAGCTTGTTCATCGTATCCAACGCGAGACATCAGATAAAGATAATTATGTATACAACTTGCACACTTTGATTCAAATTGATAAAGCTTCTGGAACCCTTCTACGAACACCCCGCCAAAAATGGCGGCGCACTCAATGGCTATAGGCTCGAGGTCCGCCCTTGCTTGTTCAGCCTTATCAATATGAGGCTGATAAATTGACCTTGAATATGAGTCTTCGCCCATAGAGGCAATCCAATTTTCATCATTGGTGTGCATTGCTGCTGAACTAGCATAACCCCACAACAGCACCAGTGCAGTTTTGTATTTATAGATAGCTGTTGCAGCGTCACGTGCCAATTTATGGTCCGCAGCCCCTCTTAACTGACGCTTCCACGTAGACAAACCAACAAGACCAATATAGAACGCCAAGCCAACACCAAACACACTCGCAATAGTGCCAGCTATCGAAAAAACATCTTTAGTTAATTGCCAATCAACGTCTGATATCGCCATACAGAAAGACATCCTTTTACCAACCCTATTCCTGAATTCAGCTCCAATATACCGGCGAGGATCCCCCATGTCCGAAAAACAGAAGAAACACCCCTCCGATTTCAAAACCCAATACGGACTCGGCTTCAACCCTCAGGACGATGAGATTGTTGTCGACTTCTTCTGCGGCGGCGGCGGCGCCGGGACTGGCTTGGAAATGGGCCTGGGCCGCACCGTGAACGTGGCGAAGAACCACAGCCCTCAGGCGATCAGCATGCACACCGTGAATCACCCTGGCGCGAAGCACTTCACCACTGACGTGTTTGAGGGTGATCCTGACACCGAATGCGGGGGCAAGGCCGTGGGCTGGTTCCACATGTCACCGGACTGCACGCACCACTCCCAGGCTGCCGGCGGCCAGCCGCGCAAGCGCGAGATCCGCAACCTTTCGTGGATCGGCCTCAAGTGGGGAGGTAAGAAGCGGCCCCGGGTGATCAGCCTGGAGAACGTGAAACAGATTCTGCAGTGGGGCCGGTTGATCGCCAAGCGCGATAAGGCCACCGGCCGGGTGGTGACCCTGGACCAAGTGCCGCACCCGACCAAGAAAGGAAAGACCACCAACCGTGTCGCCGGGCCAGGCGAACAGGTGCCGGTGTCGAACCAGTTCCTGGTGCCTGACCCGAAACAACGTGGCCGTACCTGGCGCCGCTTCGTGGCTCTGCTGGAAGGCATGGGCTATGTCGTTGAATGGAAGGTGATCAAGGCCTGCGACTTCGGCGCACCGACCAGCCGTGAACGCCTGTTCATGATCGCCCGGTGCGATGGGCAGCCAATCGTGTGGCCGGAGCCAACCCACGCCAAGAACCCCGCCAAGGGCCAGCAGAAATGGAAAACGGCCGCTGACTGCATCGACTTCACTGACCTGGGCAAAAGCATCTTCGGTCGCAAGAAAGACCTGGCCCCGGCCACGCTGCGCCGCGTTGCCAAGGGCATGAAGAAGTTCGTCATCGACTGCGCGGCCCCGTTCATCGTGCCTATCGCAAATTGGTCAGGTGAGACGGTGCAGTCGGTCGGCGAGCCGCTGCGCACAGTCACCTCCTACCCCAAGGGCGGCGCGTTTTCGGTGGTCAGCCCTGTCATTGCACCAGCAACGCACCAGGGCAGCGACCGCATCAACGACCCGCTCGACCCGTTGCCGACGGTGACCTGCGCGAATCGCGGCGAGCTGAAGCTTATCAGCCCGTTGATGGTTGGGGCCGGCGGCCCGGAGTACTCAGGCAAGCCGGTGGGCATGGACCAGCCGATGGGCACGCTGATGACACAGAACCACCGCGCGATCGCTGCGGCACACCTGGTGAAGTTTCGATTCAACGACGCGGGCAAGGCGCTGGATGAGCCGCTGCCGACCATCACCAGCGGCGGCAACTATCAGCGCCCGGCCGGTGCCGCCCACGCCATGGGCATTTCAACGGTGTTCATGGCTCAAATGAACGGCGGCTTCAACACCACGGCCGCCAAGAGCATCGAAGACCCGATGACCACGGTGACCAACACCGGCAGTCAGCAGCAGCTGGTGGCGGCGAACCTGGTGCACCTTCGCGGCAACTGCGATGCGCGTGACGTAAACGGCCCGCTGCACACCATCAGCGCCGGCGGCCAGCACCACGGGTTGGCCAGCGCATTCATGGAGCGGGCATTCGGCGGCAGTGTTGGCCAGGGCCTGGAAGACCCGGCTCCGACCATCACCGCCGGTGGCGGCGGCAAGAGTTCATTGGTGTCGCTCACCCTCTCGCCAGCGCATGAAGCGGGCGCCCTGCGCGTTGCCGCGTTCCTGATCAGCTACTACGGCACAGAGAACATCAGCGCTTGCGACTCACCGGCGCCCACCATCACCACTAAGGACCGCCTGGCCATGGTCACCGTGATGGTCAAGGGCACACCCTACGTGATCGTCGACATCTGCCTGCGGATGCTGAAACCGGCTGAGCTGTACAAGGCCCAGGGCTTCCCGAGCGATTACATCATCAGCCACGGCGCCGACGGCAAGCCGTTCACCAAGACTCAGCAGGTGCACATGTGCGGCAACAGCGTCAGCCCGCCGCCAATGGCAGCCCTTGCCAGGGCAAACGATCCATGGCGTACGGAACAACGCCAAGCGCGTGCAGCTTGACGATCAGCTCGAACCAGGCGGAATACCGTCCTTGTTGAAGTCCTTCAGGCGCTCCCGCTCTTCCTCGGTGGAATGTGCCGGGGTTTCTTGCTCGGGCTCTTTCTTCTTTTCTTCATTCATCGCTATGTCCTCTGGGTGTTAGCTGTTTCGGCACCTGGTGGAATCAGCAGTTCAAATCAATCACCTCCACAGCCCGGGCATGGCCCGGCAAGGACTCGTTCGGGCGGCGTGATCAAGCAGTCGCAGTTTGGCCACCCATGAGATGCGAAACTATTCTGCCGCATGTACGAAAATAGTCATCAAATCAACGTAACTAATAGTTTGAGAAGGGTCGCTGAGTGTTCAGATAATTCAGCGCAAAAACGAGTGAAATCATCCCTAATAAAATCGGGAGCACGACCTCAAGAATTACAACTCGGAGACCTTGCCAAGAAATAAGATTCTTGTGCCAAGCTTCATACCGCTGCAATGAAACCTCTATTCGTGGGCTCAACAAAATCTCTCTATTCGTTTTAAGGTCATTAGTGAGATTAATTAGATTTGCGTTAACCTGCCCCATCAGATGGGATGTTCCAGCTATCTCAGGTGAGCTGCTTCTTTCGCCCATGTTTTCTATACGGCGCTTGATTTCTTCAAGGTCTGTGTTGACCTTATCCGCGAGCTCTTCAACTACGATCAAACGGCGCGTGTAGGTTTTCCACCAATTTAATAGGCTTGTTTGCTTGGGGTCATCTGGATAATCTACATATTGACTACCTGCTCTGGCGCCGGTTTGAAATGCCAATTTTGCACCAGTAACACGAACCCGATATTCAAGTAACAACTCACCAACGTAACTTATAAAATGAATCAAAGAATATATCAGAACTAAAATGCCGCCAATTACGATTTTGTCTGCGGTCACCCCCTTAAATGCTACCCCGAATATCGTAAATGTGTCGCTTGGCTCGATCTTAGCAAGAACCAGACAAAGCAAGGCGATAGACGCAGCCATCAGGCTTTTTCTAACCCTGACGGCTGGTTCAGAAATATCAAACCCAGCAGGTTTTCCTAAGACCTCAGTCACCGATGCAATGTCTTTATCCCGTTGTTCCACAATTAACTCCTAGAATGCGCATCGATTTTTTACATCATGCCATGCGCACGCGCGTTCAGCAGGCAGTTGAGCTGGTCGCTTGCCCTCCTTTCTTCATAGATTGCCACATGACTGTGGAAGGACTCCCCATGCCTACAGAAAACAAACTCACCCTGAAGCAACAGCGAGCCGAGCAGGTCAATCAGGTGATCCGGATCATCGGCACCCATGGCCGGCGCTTCTTCTTCAACCAGGTCGCTGATCGCTACGCCAGCATGGAAGTGGATCAGCGCGGCAAGGTCTGGTTCATCGACGACTACAGCGCGCGCCGGATCTTCACGCACAAAACAACCTGGGGTGGCCGGTGGCGAGGCTTCAGCCATGGCGGCACGCTTCGATCGCTCGTTGAAGGGTTCCGGGACTACATCCGCACCGGGGAGCCAATGCACCCTGGTTACCTCGGGTCTGAGCGGTTCGATGACAGCAACATTTGGGGTTACGACGCGGAAAGCATGAAGGCAGTGCGCGAGCAGGCCGGCGCCATTCCAGTGTTTCGCCAGCCAGTCGCGGAGGCAGCATGAAGCGCATCTACCTGAGCGGCCCCATGACCAACATGCTGGACCTGAACTTCCCGCTGTTCAATTCCACCGCCGCCAGCCTTCGCGCCGCAGGGCACAGCGTCATCAACCCGGCCGAACTCAATCCAGACCCAGGGACGTGGAACGACTGCATGCGCCGCGACATTGCCGCCCTGATGAACTGCGACACCGTGGCCACCCCCCCTGGCTGGGAGCATTCAAAGGGTGCCCGCCTGGAAGTCCTGATCGCCGAACGCCTCGGTATGGCGGTTGTGAAAGCCCATGATCTGGTAACGAGGGAGGCTGTGACTCCACTCGAGCAGAAGCATTAAGTCTGTTCGATCTCGGGGAAGCGGCTCACCCACTCAGCCATTAACGGGGCCAATGCTTCGTTGAGGGCAACGCTTTCTGATCTAACTCTTGCACATAACTCGAGTATTTCAACGCGCTGAGCATCTGTACAAGGGCCAGGCCATCCACCCTCGTCGACCAATCTGTGAATCACCCGATGGCGATCTTCGAGGAGTTGGCTTATGCGCTCTTCAAGCCGCTCTATGTGGACGTTTCCTGAGATCTGTTTCAAGAGTGACATTGTCGCCTGCCTAAAGGCTTTTGCCGCTTCAACGGATTTGATCCCATCAAATGAATGAACGTCATCCTGCATTACGGCAAATCGGACCGTTACAACAAAAACCTTCTCAAATACCTGAGAGGCAATCGTGGCAAGGCCAACAGCTTGATAGAGAGCTGCGTCCGATAAGTCTTCCATATGCCCCTCACTAAATAAATGGCCTAAAGCCAGCGGTTATTGGCTCGACAGTACCACACCAAACCTGTAACCCCTCCCCCTTCAAAGTCAGCCGCTATAGCGGAAAGGACAGGTATCGTCATGCCTAAACATCAGCCAGAACTGGCCCGCATCTACAACGTGTTCGGCCTAAGCTCGAACCACGATCTGGGTGTCCTGCTGACCAACATCGAAAACACCAAGCGCTTTGCCGATCTGCTGCATGCAGTAGAGCGCGAGTTCTTCATGGTCCCGGGCGAACCCTCAGACGAACCAGAAGACGAAGGCCTGCCCGGTGAAGACGAATGTCTCGTCAACAGCTGGGGCTCGACGGAGCCCGAGTACCTAAAGCAGTTCCGCGCGGCGCTAGAGACCATCGCCAGCGAAGAGGTAAAAGCGCTCCGCAGGGCTCTTGGGGGCATGTTGTTCGCGTTCGACGACGGGGTTGGGCGGGAGTGGTCGCAGGATCTTCTGGATTTCGCGCGCAAGGTTACGCCCGCTGTCGAGTTCAAGCGGGTGACGCCATGAAGCTCACAGAGAAACAGCAACTCGTCCTCCATGAGCTGCGCAAGATAGGACGGAAAAACGCCAACCTCTATCGAGATAGCCAGCCGTACCTGCATCAGAAGGATTGCGAGAAGCTGGCGCTTGGTGACCAGGCATGCGTGTTCGGCATGGGCGGCCTTACCTACCAGGTTGGGCACCGCCTCGGCGTATCAGCATCTTCCGTGCTCAGCATCTTCAAGGCCCTTCGCCGAAAGGGCCTGGTGATTCGCGAAGAGAGCTATCCGGATTATCAGCGTGCGCGCTACTGGTGGCCGGTTGGCCTGGCCGCCGAACTCAATGCCGAATTGCAGAAGGCTGAACGGGTGACGCCATGATCCCGCGAGACGGATTCATCCGGCGAAAGTTCGAGGCGGCAATGATCCGACTTGCTATCGCAATTCTCATGGGCCGGAATGTTCAGCGCTCCCTTGTCGTGTCACGCAGCGACAACAATCACATGTGGAGCATGGCCGAAAGGCTCGAAGCCATCGCAACCCGTATCAGCAAGAACTACCCCTAACCCCAATCCCCCTACATGCCTGCCGGTGAGCGGCGGGCGAGGTATTCGTATGTCCGAAGAAAAGAATGCATTCCGGGAAGCCGCCATCGAAGCGATCTCGGATATGGCACAGCACCTGCCACTTGATTGCGAGCTGCTGGTGGTGGCCTGCCGCCCAGGCAAGAAAGACTTTGACCTGGTGCTGCCTTCGCCTGAGTCGAACCTGAACAACACCCTCGACGCGCTTCGCCGTAATGGCCTGAGCATCGACGGCGACAACGCCTACAAGCGCGACCTGTGCGATGTAATTGTCGGCGCCCTGGCCATGGGGGCACAGAACACCAACCCGCCGCCGGCTGACCACTGGGGCCAGCGCTTCTGGGATATCGGCCGGGAGGAGCGCGCCAGCAGCGAGCAACTGCTGAAAGCACTGACGGCGCTTACCCAGGTGGCAGGCGAATGCGAGAAGATCGCCAGCAACTACAGCGGAACCATCGACGGAATCTTCGAGCACGGCGGCGACGATCACGAAGACCCTAGCCGCGCGATATTCCACCGCCTGTACTACGCCATGTTCGACGCGCGAGCCGCAATCAAGAAAGCCACCACCTAACCCACCTTCTGCCGCCCAGCGCGGCAAGGACACCCCATGTTCGCTACGAAACTCACCCTGATACTGCTGGGCGCTTTGCTGTACCTGGGCGGAACCTGCACCTGGTTCATCTGGATATGCCCCGACCTAGTTGGTACCGGCACCACCGAGGCGCTGCTCTACGCATTCGCCGGCACCTGCGCCTGGCTGCTGATCACCTTTGGCCTGGCAGTTCACATCATCAAACAAGCACGGCCCACGGCCGGCAAGAGGTAGGTATGGACGGAATTCACTTCCTGTCACACGAAGACGTCTGCACGCTCACAGGTGCCAGAACCAAAGCTGGCCAGATTCAGGTGCTCAAAAGGAACGGCATTCGCCACACCATCAAGCGCAGCGGATGGCCATGCGTCATCGCGTCCTCCCTAACCGGCGAGGCCATTGCTGTATCAGCAGAGAAACCAAAGTGGCAGCCACGGCTGGTGAGTTAAATGGGAAGGAAACCAACAAACCCTGACAGCGTTACCCGCCTCAGGAAGCGCAAGCAGCGCAGCGGGATCATCTATTACTACTACGACATCGGCGGCTCTCCAAGGAAGGAGATCGCCCTGGGCAGCGACTATGGGCTGGCGATTGTCGAATACGCGAAGCTGGAAAAGAGTCGCGCCTCGTCTGCCATGGTGCAGGCGGTGCTGACATTTGCCTATGTCGCAAACATATACATGGGCGAGGTAGTACCCACCAAGAGCCCGGCAACACAGAAGGATAACGCCCGGGAGCTGAAGCAACTGCTGAAGTTCTTCGATGATCCGCCGGCGCCTCTGGAGGCGATTGAGCCGCAGCACGTCGTGCAATATCTCCGACAGCGGGGCAAGACAGCCCCAGTGCGCGCCAACCGGGAGAAGGCGCTGCTCAGCGCCATATGGAACTTTGCCCGAAGCAGCGGCTATACCGCCTTGGCCAACCCGTGCGCCGGCGTCAAAGGACACAAGGAGGCCGGCCGCGACCAGTACATTGAGGACGAGATGTTCGCTCTCGTCTACCAACACGCCGAGCAACTGTTAAGGGATGCTCTGGACCTGTTCTACCTGACGGGTCAGAGGATCGCCGACACCCTGAAAATGGATGAGCGCGACATCCGCGACAACCGGCTGGCCGTCATGCAGGGCAAAACCAATGCGAAAAGGAGGATTGAGATTACTGGACAGCTGAAGGTCGTGATTGATCGAATCCTTGCGAGAAAGGACGGGCACAAGATTCGAACAAGCCGGCTCATCGTTATGGATAACGGACAGCCAATGACCAAGAGCATGTTGCGCGGGAGGTTTGACGCGGCTCGAGAAGCGGCCGGTGTTGAGAAAGGAGATTTTCAGATGCGCGATCTGCGCGCTAAGGCGGGTACTGACAAGGCGGAATCGAGTGGTGACATTCTCCAGGCGCGCGACCAACTTGGGCACACCACTGTGGTAATGACCGAGAACTACATCAGGAAAAGGATCGGCAAAAAGGTCACTCCGACCAAGTGA